TCAGGTAAAAAAAATACAACTAAAGATTTAACAAATAGATTAGCTAGATCTCAAAGATATTAGTATGGCAAAAGATAAGATAGAACAACTAGCAGATACTATTATTGGCTTAAAGCCAGAAGAAGCTGAGAAGTTACAAGTAGTAATTAAAGCTAAGATGATGCCTGAACTCGAAAGACAGAAGGGCTTATTACAACAACAACCTAACAATCCTCAAATGCAACAGATGGCTAGACCACCACAACAACAAATGGCTCCTCCAACTACACGTGATCTTGCAATGAAAGGTTTGTTGAGGTAATACAGGTTATGGACAAAAGAAATTTAGAAGATTTATTTGAACAGCTAAGAGAACTTCATTCAGAAGAAGAAGAGATCATTGCTGAAATTGAATCAATTGTAACTGAAGAAGAAGACGACTTCTACGAAGATAATGAAGAATAAAAAAACTCACAAAATGCCTAATGGTAAAGTAATGAAGGGTGCTAAACATCCTACTAAATCTGTTAACGCAAAGACTAAAAAAAAAAGAAATAAATACTAGTGAAAAAAAAAGGTTTATACGCAAACATAAACGCTCGTAAAAAAAAGGGCATATCTCGCCCTAAAAGTAAAAGCACAGTAAGTGCCAAATCATATAAAGCAATGAAAAAAGGATTCAAATAATGGCTAAAAAATTCTATCCACCAGTACCTACTGCACCAGTACCTGCAGTCATAAAAAATAATAAAAAATCTAAATTTTTTGAAGCTGGCAAAGGTGCTAAAATTATGAATAGTAAATTTCTAAAAGGTACTAAATCACTTGTTAAAAAAGGAATTAAATTTGGTTTAAAAACTAGTGCTGTAGGTTTAGGACTTTCAGGTGCTATGTATCTTGCAGGTGCTAAAAGCAGAAGATATGCAAAAGCTCCTAAATTTGGAGATCAAAGAGATTTAACTAATAAAGTAATTGGAAGAAAAACGGATTATTATAATGACTAGTGAAAATTACGGGGGGAAAAGACCTGGAGCTGGAAGAAAAAAAGGCTTTAAACGAGAAAAGATGTGGAAAACAGAACAGGAAATGTCAACGAAGTATCAAACTTCTCCATTAGATTATTTGTTAGCTGTATTAAATAACCCTATCTCATCACCTGAAAGAAAAATGTATGCAGCCGAAAGAGCAGCACCTTACGTCCACGCAAGAGTTGCAACCACAACCAAACTTGCAACAGACAAACCACTCGAAATCAAAGTCAAGTGGGAAGACTAAAGTACACGAAATAAGCATACCTTATAAACCTAGACCATTACAAAAAGAGGTTCATAAGAGTTTAAAAAGATTTAATGTTCTGGTATGTCATAGACGTTTTGGCAAATCCGTACTTGCAATAAATGAACTTATATTACACGCTGTTCAAAATCCAAATCATAAACTAGCTTACATAGCTCCGACTTATCGTCAGGGTAAAGCCATTGCTTGGGATTATTTAAAGCAGTACACAAAGCCACTTATGTATTTAGGTGGAGATAAAAACGAAACAGAATTACGTGTTGATCTATGGAATGGTTCTAAGATCCAAATATATGGGGCAGATAATAATGACTCATTAAGGGGATTAGGGTTTCATGGGGTTATTATGGATGAGTATGCTATTATGGCTCCTCGTACATGGACGGAGATTGTAAGACCTGCTATCTCAGATACATTAGGATGGGTTATCTTTATTGGAACTCCAATGGGGCATAATCAATTTTGGGAAGTATATGACTATTCTTTAAGAAATAATAAAGATTGGTTTGGTCAAATGTATCGTGCTTCTGAAACGAAAGTTATACCAGATGAAGAGCTTAAACAAGCTGCATCTATTATGACAGAAGAGCAGTACAATCAAGAATTTGAATGTAGTTTTACTGCTGCGGTATCTGGATCTTATTATGGTAAGCTAATGACAAAAGCTGATAATGAGAATAGAATAGGAGTTGTACCTCTTGACGAAAATGTTGGAGTTGAAACATGGTGGGATTTAGGTATAGGAGATTCAACAGCTATTTGGTTTGCACAAAGAGTTGGAGAAGAAGTACACCTAATTGACTATTATGAAAATTCAGGTGAGAGCCTAATGCACTACGCAGATATACTAGAAGATAAAGGTTATGCTTATTCTAGACATATAGCTCCACACGATATTCAGGCTAGAGAATTAGGAACTGGTAAGTCTAGGTTGGAAGTTTCTCAGGAATTAGGTATAATGTTTGAAGTTGCTCCAAAACTAGAAGTAGACCATGGTATTGAGTCAGTAAGAAATGCTTTGCCTTACTGTTGGTTTGATAGAGAAAAGTGTAAACTAGGTATTGATGCGTTGCGTCAGTATCGTAAACAATGGGATGAGAAGAATCAGGTTTTTAAAAGTAAACCCTTACATGATTGGTGTTCACACAGTTCCGATGCATTTAGATACGGATGTGTACACGACCCAATAGATGTTAGTGATTGGACTTCCCCAATAAATGTTGATACAAAATATATAGTATGAAAATTAATGAAAGAGAAATAGTTTCTATCCTAGATAGAGAGTTAAGAGCATCATCAGGTTATATTGGTGGTGAAATAGTTTCAAGAAGAAAAAAATCTTTAGAGTTTTATCTTGGTAAACCTTTTGGTAATGAACAAGAAGGAAGATCACAAGTAGTTAGTACAGACGTATCTGATACTGTTGAATCTTTAATGCCTTCTTTAATGAGAATCTTTACAGCAGGAGATAGAGTATTTGAATGTGAACCTGTTGGATCTGAAGATGAACAAGTAGCAGCACAAGCTACAGATTATTTAAACTATATTTTTTACAAAGAGAACAATGGCTTTACAGCTTTATATGCTGCGTTTAAAGATGCCTTAATTCAAAAGAATGGCATACTTAAAGTATATTGGGATGACTCAGAAAAAACAACAAGAGAAGAATACAAAAAATTAACTGAAGATGAATTTAATATTTTAGTTGCTGATGATGAAATAAAAGTATCTCAGCATACAGAGTATACAGAAGATTTAAAAGATGAAGACGGAATAACATTAGATGAATTAGTTTATCACGATTGCGTTGTTCATAAAACTATTTCTTATGGAAAAGTTAGAATTGATCCTGTTCCACCTGAAGAATTTTTAATTGAAAGAAGAGCTAAGTCTATTGAAGATGCTAATTTTATAGCTCACAAAACTACTATGACTAGAACTGAATTAATTGAAATGGGATATGATGCAGATGTTGTTGCAACACTTCCAGTTGGAGATACTAATTTTTATTCAGAAGATAAACACGTTAGATTTGAAGACACAGACTTTTCTGCTCCTCAAGACAGAGGTGATAAAACAACAGACAATATTTTAATTCATGAATGTTACGCAAGAATAGATGTTGACGGAGATGGCAAATCTGAACTTGTTAAAGTTTGTTTAGCTGGAGATGCTAATTACAAAGTATTAGGAATTGATGAAATTGACACAATGCCTTTTATATCCTTAACTCCTATTATGATGCCACATAGATTTTATGGCAGATCTGTTTCTGAATTAGTAGAAGATATTCAATTAGTAAAATCAACTGTTATGCGTCAGATGTTAGACAATATGTATCTAACTAATAATAACAGAATAGCTGTTCAAGACGGACAAGTAGCTATGGATGATTTATTAACAAACAGACCTGGTGGAATAGTAAGAACTAAACAACCACCTTCTAATGTTATTATGCCATTACAAGCACAACCTATTACAGATCAGGCAAGTACCATGCTAGGTTATTTAGATTCAATTAAAGAACAAAGAACTGGAGTGTCTAGACAATCACAAGGGCTATCTCCTGACAGTTTAAATTCTAAAACTGCTACTGGTATGAACCAAGTATTAACCCAATCTCAAATGAGAATGGAATTAATTGCACGTATATTTGCAGAAACTGGAATGAAAGATTTAGGTAAAAAATTATTTGAGTTAGTTTGTAAGTATCAGCAAAAAGAAAAGATGATTAAGATTAGAGGCAAGTTTATAGCAATGAAGCCTTATGAGTGGAGAGATAGAGTTAATATTAGTGTAAGTGTAGGACTAGGTACTGGTTCTAAAGAACAACAATTAATTTTACTTAATTCAATATTACAAAGACAAATGCAAGCTCTTGAGTTGCAAAAAAATGTACATGGCCCAGTTGTTAATCTTAAAAACATTTATCATACTTTACGTAAATTAGTTGAGAACGCTGGACTTGGAAGTGTAGATCCTTATTTTATGGATCCAGAAGTAGGTGCTGCACAAATGCCACCTATACCACCAACTCCTCCTACTGAATTTGAAAAAGTTTCGTTGGCTCAAGTACAAGGTGAAAATGAAAGAGCTGTATTAAATTCTACAATAGAAACTAAAAAACTAGAAGCTGACATGAGAGCCAAATTACTAGACTTTGAATTAAAAGTTAAAGACATGGAACTTAAATATAATACTAAAATTGATGAACTTGCACTTAAGAGTAAATCTATGGTAGAACAGTCACAAGTTAAACAGTCTGGAGATATTTTCAAAAAGATATTAGATGGACAGAAACAATTTTTTGATGGAAAACAACAACCTACACCAACAAACGAGCAGGGGAACGAGGGCTAAAGCCCTTTTAGACGACCCCCTACTTAAAGAAGGATTTGAATATCTGTTTGAACAGTATCGAACAGAAATATTTAATACAAGTTACAAAGACGATGAGCAACGACAAGTACTTTGGATGGCATTTAATATGCTTGATAAAATCAAAGCACATTTGTTGACTGTCATGGAAACTGGTAAACTAGCTTCCTCGGAGCTAGAACAACTAACACGCCAATCTAAGAATACTTAGAAGCGTTAAACAAAGGAGCATAATATGCCAATTGCTGATAGTTCAGTAACAGGTGCTGCTGACAAAATCTTAGGATTACTGAATCCTGAACCTGAAACTCCAAAAGAGTCAACTCAGGATCAAGGACAACCAGAACCTGAAACTAAAGTAGAACCAACTCCAGAACCTGTTGAGGAACAGGAAACTTCTGAAGAGAGCCAATCTAAGTCTGAAGAAGCTCCAGTAGAAGTCGAGTCTGAAGTGAATGAGGAAACGAAAGAAGATAATACTGCATCTGAAGCAGAAGTTGAGAAACCAAATCTCCACCATGTCAAAGTACAGGGTCAAGAGTTAGAGGTTACCCTCGATGAGCTTAAAGCAGGTTATTCTAGAGATTCCGATTATAGACAAAAAACACATTCTCTTTCTGTAGAGAAAAAACAGGTAGAAGAAGAGAAGACTGTTTTGCGTCAACAATACGATCAAAAACTTAGAGAGTTAAACGAGGCAGTAGCTTCTGCGGAGTCTATGAACAGACAAAAGCTAAGTACTGAAGAGCTTCAAAAACTTTATGAAGAAGATCCTACGAGTGCTGCAAAATTGGATTTCCAAATGCGACAGCAATCAGAAAGATTACAATCATTAAGAGCTAAAGCTAATCAGGAACAGGCATCACAATATAATGTCTTTTTAGCTGAACAAACAAGACTCGCACAGGAACGTATTCCTGAATTTTCTGATCCTAATAAAGCTGATAAATTTAAGTCAGGTGTTAAATCCGTACTTAAAGATTATGGCTTTTCAGATCAAGAAATAAGCACAGTAGCAGATCATAGATTTCTATTAGTGTTAAAGGATGCGTTAGCATATCGTAACATAAAGCAAAGCAAACCTATAGTTTCAAAAAAGGTTAGTAATGCTCCAAAAGTTATAAAAGCAGGTGTAGCCAAAGGTGATAACTCTAGACGTGAGATCGTAAGGAACAAAATATCTAAATTGAAGAAAAGTGGTCGTCTTGATGATGCCCAGTCTGCAATTTTGGATATGATAAAATAACCTTAACGGAGAAAATAAAATGGCACAACCAACAAACACTTTCGACACATATGATGCAGTCGGAATTAGAGAAGACCTACAAGATGTGATCTACTCAATCTCACCAACTGATACTCCATTTATGAGTTCAGCTGCGAGAGAAGGAGTGAAGAACACATTTCACGAATGGCAAACTGATGCACTAGCAGCAGCCGCTACAGATAACGCAGTTATTGAAGGCGATGAAGCTACTCTTGATGCAGCTGCTGCAACAGCAAGAATTGGTAACTACACACAGATCATGGATAAAACTGTTGTAATTACTGGTACTCAAGAAGCTGTTGACAAAGCAGGCAGAGCAAGTGAACTTGCGTATCAAATTGCTAAAAAATCTAAAGAACTAAAAAGAGACATTGAAGCTACTTTGTTGACTAACCAAGCAAGAGCTGCTGGTAACGCAACAACTGCTAGAACATTTGCTTCTATAGGTGCTTGGATTGCTACTAACGATGCTTTAGGTGCAAGTGGTACATCACCAACTGCAGCTGATGGATCTGATGCTAGAAATGACGGAACACAAAGAGCTTTGACTGAAGACCTTTTAAAAGGGGTTATCAAAGGATGTTGGAACTCTGGTGGAAGCCCGTCTGTTATAATGGTAGGCCCATTTAACAAACAAAAAATTTCTAGTTTCACTGGTGGATCAACTCGATTTGATGCATCTGAAGACAAGACTTTATACACTTCTATTGACGTGTATTCTTCTGACTTCGGTGATCTAGAGGTAGTACCAAATAGATTCTCAAGAGATAGAGATGCTTTAGTCCTAGATATGGATTATTGGTCTGTAGGTTTCTTAAGAGATTTCACTATGAATGAGCTTTCCAAAACTGGTGACTCAGAGAAAAGACAGTTATTAACTGAACTTACTTTGATCTCTAGAAGTGAAGCTGCTTCTGGTGGAGTATTTGACTTAACTACTGCATAATACTAAAATAGAGGGGTGGCGGAGAAATCTGCCATCCTTTTAAACAAACAATTTGTTTGGTCTTTGAAGTCAATGGCGGAACGAAGCAAACGGAGAAAATAAAATGAGAACATTAAACGATTATTTCTTAACAGTTAAAATGACAGATGTATCTACTGCTGGTTCAGTATATGTAGTTGCACCTGATGCTGGTAAGATTATTAAAATATATTCAGTATTAGGTGGCGCGATTGCTACTGCTAATGCTGCTATTACAACTGAAATTAATGGAACTGCTGTAACTGGCGGAGCCATTACTATTGCTACTGCATCTTCTGCAGCTGGCGATGTAGATTCTGCAGTACCTACTGCTGCAAACTCTGTACTAGAAGGCGGTGTAATTGAAATAATTACTGATGGTGCTTCAACAAACACTATCCCTGCTGAATTTACAGTTATAATTAGAAGATAATTAAAATTGGGGGTGGAAACGCCCCCTAATAAAAGGAATAAAATTATGAATTACGGACTAAGACATGGAACTGTATTAAAGCTAACTTCAGCAGCAAGTTCTTCTGCAAGTGCAGCATTTCCAGATAGCACAAAATATATAAGAGTAGTAAGCACTATTGCTTGCCACATAGTAGTTAACAAAACACCTACTGCTGCTGTAACTACAACTTACTTACCAGCTAATGAAGTTGAAATTATTAAAGTTGATGCTGGAGAAAAAATAGCTGTATTAAGAATTGGTGGTTCAGATGGTGAACTATACGTTACTCTATTATCTGAATAATGAGCATCTTAAGATCAGTTGATCCAGATGGAACAAAGTATTTCTTTGAAGATGATGGAACATTAACTGTAAAAAACTCACAAGACGTTGAACCCATTCTTAAAAAAAACAAAAGAATGTATAATGATGGAGATGGCTATTCTGCATCTAAAGATTTAAAAAGAGTAGCTAGTATTCCAACTTTAATATTAACGCTTTGGGCTAAAGAATATAATGGTTCTAATAACTGGTTTGGTTTACCAGCAGATGAACGTAAAAAAATTCTTAAAAGAAAATTAAATAGTAACGAGTTTCGTTATTTTAGAACTGCGTCAGGAAATTTATAATGGCCTTAACTACTTACACAGACTTAAAAACATCTATAGCTAATTGGCTTAATAGATCTGATCTTACTACAGAAATAGCTGGAGATTTTATTGCTTTAGCTGAAGCTGATTTTAACGCCAAGTTAAGAATTAGACAGATGGAACAAATTGATGAAATTACTATCAATGCAGAAACTGTAACTGTTCCTACTGGATTTATTTCTGTACGATCTTTATACATACTATCTGGTAGCACAAAATATAATGTTGAATACATTACTCCTGCTAATCTATTTAAAACTAAAGGAAGTTCAACCTCTGGACTACCAAGAGTTTATTCAATAGAATCAGATGATGCTACAGAAAGTTTTAGATTTGCTCCAACGCCTGACTCATCGTACACAGGCTATTTACAATACTACAAAGCATTCAATAATCTATCTGACTCAGTGGCTAGCAACTACATTCTTGCTGCACATCCTGCTATTTATCTTTATGGTAGTCTTTATCATGCAAGTAATTTTCTTGGTGGTATTGACCCAAATCAGACAGCTCAGTGGATGAATATGTATTCTATGGCTTTAGAAAGATGCGAAAATAACGACAGACAAGATAGCTATGGTGGTGCGCCTACAGTTCAAAGAGCAGACGTATCTACTGACTTGTCTTTCTACAGAAGAAAGTAATTAATGCAACTACCTTTTGGGGAATGGTTACCTGACCAACCTAATCATCTTAAGCAAGGAGCAAACATAGCTAAAAATGTTTATCATGCTAAACAATCTTATAAACCTGTTAAAAGTTTAGTTCCATATTCCAGCAATACAATTTTATCTACTTGTCTAGGAGCAGGTTCTTTTAGAGATGGTTCAAGTAATGTTTTTAACTTTGCTAGTTCTCAAGATACTATTTATCAATTAACTTCTGGAGCTTTTGCAGACAGAGGTGCTGGTGGATTACTTTTAACTACAGCCAAAGCATCATGTACAATTACAGTTTCAGATTATGCAAACATTGGTGCTGGAAAAACTCTTTCTTTAACAAAGAATAATGGAACAATTATTGTATTTACTTCCACAGCAAGTTCGCCTTCTACAAATCAATTTCAAGTACAAACAGATAATAATACTACAGCAACAAATTTAAAAACTACTATTGATGGCCATGCTGATTTTACAGCAACAGTAGCAGACGCAGTTGTTACAGTAACAAGAGCAGCAGTAGGTAGAGATAATCTTACAGTTACTTCTTCTGATACTACAAGACTTACTTCTACTAATTTTACAGGTGGTACTCCTCTTACGGGAGATTCTACAGATTACATAACATTTACTCAATTTGGAAATTATATAATTGTATCTAATGGTGTAGATGCACCTCAATATTATTTAATGGGTACTTCAACTAGTTTTGCTAATTTATCTGCTATTGCAACAGAAGGCACACCACCAGTATTTAGAGTAAGCGGAGTTATACGTGATTTTTTAGTTACAGGAAATTTACCCAGTAACACAAATAGAGTTCAATGGTCTGGTATTAATGATATTACTACATGGACACCTGGGAAAAAATTAGCAGATTCTCAAGATCTTCCAGGTTCAGGTGGTCAAATTGTTCACATAACTTCTGGAGAAGTTGGATATATATTTAGACAGAATCAAATTATTCGTATGGACTTTGTAGGTGGTGCAACTGTATTTAGATTTTCTGTTATATCATCTAATCGTGGAGCTGTTTATGGAAGAACAGTAACTCAAAATGATAGAAATGTTTTCTTTTATTCTGATGATGGATTTTACCAAATTAGTGGAGATACATTAATTCCTATTGGAGCAGAAAAAGTTAATCGTTATTTTGATAATGATTTAAACAAAGCATACACAGATCGTATTAGTTCAGCAGTAGATCCCTTTAATCAGTTAGCTATTTGGTCGTATGTTTCTAAACGAAGCACAGATGGAAATCCAGATTCTTTAATGATCTATAATTATGTTACCAAAAAATGGACTTTTGCTAGTATTTCAGCATCTACTATTTTTACACAATTCTTTGGTGCTTATACTGTAGAAACAATGGATGTTATATCTGAAAACTTAGAAAATCTTAATATTTCTTTAGATACAGATTTTTGGTTAGGTGGACAGTTATATTTAGGAGCTATTGACGAATCTTTTAAAGCTGCTATTTTTTCAGGAACTTCTTTAGAAGCAGAATTTGAAACAGATGAAATTGAAGGCAAACCAGGCACAAGATTAAACATTACGGGTGTAAGACCTATTATAGATGCTAATACTACAGTAACTATAAAAAGCAGAGAAAAACTCTCAGACACTGCAATAGAGTCTAACTCTGGAAGTACTACTGATAGCGGTGTAAATCCAGTCAGATCTTCTGGCAGATATATTAGAGCAAATGTTAAAGTTTCCGCAGGAGTAGGGTGGAATGATGCTCAAGGTGTTGATATAATAGCAAGCCAAGCAGGTACTAGATAATGGCAGACGTTACAGAAAGAGATATTGATAATGTTAGATATTCTTTTGAAACACAAGAGTTCTTTCAAAGACAAATGGAAGAATCAGTAAATAGTTTAATTAATAAAAACAATGTAGAAACAGATAAAGTTTTTGCATGGTTTATGTCTTAGGAGTTTAAATGGCAGGAATTAAAGATTATTCAACAACACAAGCAGACAACACATCTCTAAACGGAATTAGTACTGCAGAAGGAATGTTACCTTCTAATTTGAACAATGCAATTAGAGCATTGATGAAAAATACTAGAGATTGGTATAATGATTCACAGTGGGTTATTTATGGAGATGGAAGTGCTGCATATACTTTTGCTTATGTAAGTGCTACTTCTTTTACTGTAGCAAGTTCTGATGTTACTGGTTTTTATCATGTAAATCGTAGAGTTAAAATTGTAGGATCTTCTACAGGAACTATTTATGGAACAATTGCTTCTTCTAGTTTTTCTACCAATACTACTGTTACTGTAACTTTAGATAGCGGTGCAATTCAAAACGAATCAATAGAAGTTTATGTAGCTGCTTTATCTGCAACTAATAATTCTATTCCTGAAGGAGTAGTTGGTACTACAACATTAGCAGACCTAAGTGTAACAACTGCCAAGTTAGCTGCAGATGCAGTAGATGGAACTAAAATAGCAGATGATAGTATTGATTCAGAACATTATGTGGATGGTTCTATTGATACTGCTCACATTGCAGATGACCAAATTACCACAGCTAAAATAGCTGATTCTCAAATTACTAGTGCAAAAATTACAAATGATACCATTGTTAATGCAGACATAAATTCTTCTGCTGCTATTGATGCAACCAAAATACATGATGGTACAATTACTAATACAGAGTTTAAATATTTAGACGGAGTAACTTCTGCAATACAAACACAATTAGATGCTAAGTTAGTTAAATCAAATAATTTATCAGATGTAATTTCAGCTTCTACTTCTAGAACTAATTTAGGGGTAGCTATTGGTACAGATGTCCAAGCATATGATGCTGAACTTGCAGCTATTGCAGGATTAACTTCTGCTGCTGATAAGGGTATTCAATTTACAGGTTCAGGTACAGCAGGAGTTTATGATTTAACAACTGCTGGTAAAGCATTATTAGATGATGCAGATGCTTCTGCACAAAGAACTACTTTAGGTTTAGGTACTATTGCAACTCAAAATGCAAATAGTGTTTCTTTAACTGGTGGTTCAATTACAGGATTGGGAGATCCTTCTTCTTCTTCTGAGGCTGCTACTAAAAATTATGTTGATACTTTAGTTGCTGGACTTAGAACAAGAGCTGTTGCAAAAGTTGGCTCAACTGCCAATGTTACGATTGCTTCTGAATTAGAAAATGGAGATAGTATAGATGGTGTTACATTAGCAACTGGTGATAGGGTATTATTAAAAAACCAATCTACTGCATCACAAAATGGTTTATATATTGTTGTAGCTTCAGGTGCTGCATCAAGAGATACAGAATTTGATACTATAGAAGAATTAGCTGGACAATTAATTTTAATATCAGAAGGCTCTGCTAATGCTGATGATTTATATTTATGTACAACTGATGCTAGTGCTACACTAGGTTCTAGTGCTATTAGCTACACACAAGTATTTCCAAGTTCAGGCGGAACTGTAACTTCAGTAGGAGTAGCAGATTCTGGTTCTGGAGAATTTACAGTAGGAAGCACACCTGTTACTTCATCTGGAACTATAACATTAGAAGTAAATGCTATTGCTAATACTAAAATTACAGGACTAGGAACAGCAGCTACTTTAAATGTTGGAACTTCAGCTAATAATATAGTACAATTAGACGGATCAGCTCAACTACCTGCTGTAGATGGTAGTAATTTAACTAATCTTCCAGGAGCATCAGCAGGATTTGCTATTGCTATGGCAATCGCATTATAATATAGGAGAATATATGGCACAAAACTTTAGACGATACACAAGCAACGATGTAGGAACATCTGCTGCAACTTTATTTACTGCTGACAGTTATGATACTGTAGTAGGTATTTCAGTAGCGAATGTAACCACTTCTGCTGTGGTAGCATCAGTTTATATCAACGATGGAACAAACGATATTTATCTAGTGAAAGACGCACCCATACCTGCAGGTTCTGCATTACAAGTATTAGATGGTGGTGCTAAATTTGTAGTACAAGCTAGTGATGTTTTAAAAGTCATATCTGATACCGCTTCATCTTTAGATGTTTGGGTATCTACAGTAGACGCAATTAGTTCATAGGAGAATAAATGGCATACATTGGAAAAACTCCAACATCAGTTCCTTTAACAAGTTCTGATTTGGCTGATAGCATTGTAACTTCTGCAAAGATAGTAGATGCAACTATAACAACTGCTGATTTAGCTTCAGGTGTAGTTTCTCCAGTTTATGGATTGTTTAGAAAAATTGACCCAACAGTTGTTGCTTGGGATAAAACAGGTGCTTTCACAATGGAGACTAACACAGGATTATACATTGAAGTTAATGGTGATGTTAAAACTATAGCTTCAGCAACTTCTATT